CCGGGTGTCTCCGGGGCGCTGGACCTGGGGATCGAGATCGCCCCTGTGGCGGCCGGTGTCGACGCGGAGGTGGGCGCCGGAGGCGAGCTGGAGGTTCCCGAGCCCCCGGCGCCGGTGGTCAACGCGCTGCCCGGTACGCAGGGGCAGGAACCTGCGCCCGAGGGTCTGACGGCTGCTGCCGAGGTTCTCGTCATGCAGGCACTGGACCGCGCGGGCGGGCGCCTGCTCACGAACCAGAACCGGGGCCAGTTCAAGGATGTGCCCCGGCATGAGCTGTACCGGCGGATCCGGCCCGAGGACGCGGGTTCGCTGGTAGAGATCAAGTTCGCCGATGAGCTGGCGCGTTCCTTCGCCGTGCGCCCGGGTGCGCTGCGGGTGGCGCTTGAGATGTATGTGACCAAGCTCCTGTCCACGGGCGAGGCCTACGACCGGGATGAACTGCGCTGGTACCTGCGGTGACCACGCCTCCGGGCGAGGACCCGAACCTGCCTCAGCGGCTGCGCGCGCAGTCGTTCATCCGCGAGGGTGAGGAGCGCATCGGGAACTCCTGGTACCGCAGCATGACCCGGTTCCTGGACAAGGTGCGCCCGGCCGTCCTGCGCGAGGGCCGCGTCGATCCGGCGCGCGTCTCCGACTCGCAGGGCTTCTGGACGTCGCAGGTCGACAACGAGATCGTGCCCGAGGTCGGCAACGTCCTGACGGACGCGTGGCGTCGTGTCACGGCGGCCGGTACGCCGCGTACGGACCCGTTCGTCAGCACGTACCTGAACCAGGCCGGGAACCGCATGAAGAACGTGCCCGACGAGGTCTACGCCCTGATCGTGGCAGAGGTGGAACGGGGCATCACCGAGGGCCGGAGCCTGGACCGGGTGCGCGACGACATCCAGGTCATCCTCACCGCGTCGGGCACGGACAGGTGGCGGAACCGGGCCATGACGGTGGCCAGGACCGAGACGATCGGCGCGGTGAATGCCGGGGTGTTCCGGGCGGCCGAGATGGAGGCCGAGCAGCGCGGGGATCCGGCCCCGTTCAAGGTGTGGATCTCCACGGCGGATGCGAGGACTCGGCCGACGCACCGGGCGGCCGACCAGCAGCGCACTCTGCTGCGCTCCCCGTTCCAGGTGGGCGGGGCGCAGCTCCTGTTCCCGGGCGATCCGCGCGCGCCGGGCAACGAGGTGATCAACTGCCGGTGCACGATGCTGCCCCACGTACTGGGTGAGACGATCGACTGGACCGACCGTCAGAACGCGAGAGGAAGTCAGTGATGGACCTTGCGACGTACCACCTGATCCACGGGTGGCCCCCGATCCCGACCGACCCTGAAGAGATCCTGACGATGGTCACGCAGAACGAACTCCAGCTGGACCAGGACCTGCTCCTGTACCTCTGGGCGCGGACGGAGATGACCCCGTGAGCCGTACCTGGAGCGCGGTCCTCGCGCGGCTGGGCGTGCCCACGGGCGACGGGCGCATCATCGCGCCGGTGGGCGGGTCGTCCCGGGACCTGCCTCTGCCTCTGATGTGGCAGGAGCTGTCCGATGACGGGCACGGGGGCTCGCGCGTGGTCGCGCGTATCGAGTCCCTGCACATCGGTGACGGCATGGTCACGGCGACGGGAACCATGCTCGACTCTGCGCCGTACGCGGTCATCGAACAGCTTGAGGCGGGGCTTCTGGGGCCGTCCGTGGACCTGGACGACATCGAGTACCAGATGGACGACCAGGAGCGTCTCGTCATCACCAAGTGGCGGATCGCGGGCGCGACCCTGGTGGCCATCCCCGCGTTCGCCGACGTCTCGGTGACGCTGGATCCGATGCCGGTGGAGCCGATGCCGGTGGAGCCGATGGCCGACGTGGCCGAACCTGCTCCGGACTGGCTCTACGCATCGGCTGCGCCGCAGCTGCCTCCATCGGACTGGTTCCGGCAACCGGACCTGGACCGGCTGACCCCGGTCACGGTGTCGGACTCGGGCCGGGTGTTCGGTCACATCGCCGGATGGGAGACGTGCCACGTGGGCCTGCCCGGCTGCGTGACTGCGCCCGCGTCCCAGAGCGGCTACGCCTACTTCCACGTGGCGGAGCAGGCCACCCAGGACGGCTACGTGCTGCCCGTGGGGACGCTGGTGGCCGGTCCCCGGCATGCGGACCCGCAGCTGGCGTTCCAGGCCGCAACGCAGCACTACGACGATCCCGGGGCTGCTGTGGCGCGCGTGGTGGCCGGGGAGGATGAGTACGGCATCTGGGTGGCGGGCTGGATCCTGCCGGACGCGACGGAGGCTGTGAAGCAGGTGTTCCGTACGTCCCCGGTGTCGGGTGACTGGCGCCGGGTGGGCGGATCGCTGGAGCTGATCGCGGTGTGCTCGGTGAATACCCCTGGCTTCCCGGTCCCGCGCGCGCGGGTGGCGTTCGGTGCCAACGCGTTCGCCCTCGGTGGTCACGAGAAGGGTGTGCAGCGCACGCTGATCGCGTCCTCGGGGATCGTGCCCGTGGAGGGTGAATACGTGCCGTATGTGGCTCCGCCACGCGGCGAAGTTGCCCGGGCTCGGTGGGCCTGGGCGCAGAACGAAGGGACGAATCATGGCGTGCGGTAGCTGCGGGTCACGGGCCCGGCAGGCGAACTGGGAGTGGGAAGCCACCTTCCGTGACGGGTCCAAAGGGCGCTTCGCGACCAAGGGTGAGGCCCGTATGGCGGTCGCTATGAGTGACGCGCAGGGGAGCACCGCCCCGATGGTGCGCGCGGTGGCCAAGCAGAAATAGCAGGTCAGTCGACATCTAGACGGGTTAGACAGCTATTTCTATTAACGGCTAGAGAGACAACCCCACGTGAGGCGTTAATAGATTTAGCTGTCTAACCCGTCTAACTACGCTACGTGCAGCTTTACTCGCTCTGGGCGACCAGCAAATAGTGACTCAACGTCACCGGCCCCCTCCTGGGGAATCTCCCACCAGCGATCCGATCGGCGGTGCCTCGGGCCGGTATAGCGCCGGGCGCCGGGGAGGCACCCCACGACGTCGTCCAGATCCCACCAGTCGGACCCCGGGGGTACCTGGACGTACGCATGGTCGGGGCTCATCCAGGGCAGCAGGGCCCGGCGCTCTACGGGCGTCGGCGAGTCCAGTCCCATTGCCAGGAGCAGTCGCAGTGCCTCGGAGTCACCGACGCCACTGGACTGCGCCCATTCGGTGAGTCGGGTCCAGAGCGGTTCGGGGATGCGGACGGTGCGGACCTGAGTCGGCCCGTTGTCGAGTGACTTCATGGTGATCAGCATACGGTCACTAGCATACGATGTCCAACGTGTCAACCCCTGACGCTTGACCGGTGGCGTACATTGGTCGTACCGCTGGTGGATGAGCTGAGAGCCTCGCGAGTGGTGGAAAACGTGTCCATTCCGTTTCTGCCCACGAGAGGAAATCGCCATGGCAGACGACACCACCCCCGAGGTCTCGCAGGCCTTCGACCCCACGACCCTGGACGACGCGGCCCTCGCGGCCGAGTTCGCCCGAGCCGGGGAGCGCGGCCGCGAGCTGTCCGCCAAGGCCGAGTTCGCAGCAGGCGAGGCTGAGGAGCTGACCGAGTGCGCGAACCGCGTCACGGCCATCCAGGCCGAGCAGGCGGCCCGCGTGGAGCGCGCCCAGGCCGTCCAGGCCAAGCGCGACGTGTTCGCCAGCCTCGGTGACCTCCCCCAGATCCCCCAGCCGGTCCTTCCCGAGCCCCAGGCGGCCCCTGTGGCGCCCGTGGAGGCTGCCCCGGTCTCCCAGGCCGTCGCGGTCCCGAGCGTGGCTCAGATGGCCGCACAGCCGCCCGTCCCGGTCGCGGGCAACGTGAGCGACGGATCCGTCACCCGCATCAGCGCCCACGTCGGCGCCAACGCGGGCGGCTTCATCGGCAAGGGAGTCGGCGAGGAGTTCACCTCCGACACCGAGGTCTCCAAGGCGCTCATCGAGAACGCACGCAGCTTCGGCCACCGTGGGGGCTCCGGACGGCAGGCCATCGCGCAGTACAAGCGCGACCGTGGCGCCCAGTTCACCATCGACACCGACAACCCCGAGGAGTCGATGGCCATCCTGCGCCGCGCGCGGGACGAGAAGCGCCTGCACGGCGGCTCCCTGGCCAAGGCGTGGCAGCACTCCATCGACACCGGCAAGTCGTCCCTGACGGCTGCTGCGGGCTGGTGTGCGCCCTCTCAGAACGACTACAGCCTCTGCACGAACTGGGTAGCGGGTGTCGGTCTTCTGGACCTGCCCACGGTCACCGTGACGCGAGGCGGCATCAACTACACCGATGAGCCGGACTTCCCGACGATCTACGCGAACGCCGTGGCGGCCGGTGGCGGATCGAACTTCCTCACCGAAGCCCAGGTCATCGCCGACACCGTCAAGACCTGCTCCGAGATCCCCTGCCCCACCTTCGAGAACCGGCGCCTCGACGTCATGGCGCTGTGCATCCGGGTGAGCTTCCTTCAGGCGGCCGGTTACCCCGAGGTCGTCTCGGCTTGGCGCCAGGGCCTGCTCGCCTCGCACGAGCAGGAAATGAACCGCCTGATCATCGCGGACATCCTCGCCCGCGCGGGCGCGGCGACCACGCTCGCGGCCGTGGACGCGGACGGCACCGACTCCTTCACGTCCGCCCTGCTCAGCGGTGTGGAGCAGGCGCGCGAGGACCTGCTGTACCGGTTCATGCTGTCGTGGGACTCGACCATCGAGGTCGTCCTCCCCCACTGGATCCTCCCCCAGATCCGTGCCGACCTGTCCCGCCGTTCCGGCGACACCGGCGGTCTGCTCTGCGTCACCGACTCCTACATCGCGAACCTGTTCTCGTGCCGTGGCGTGCGCGTCCAGTTCGTGCGCGGATGGCAGGACGGACTCATCACCGGTGGCGCGCTCAACGCGGCGTTCCCCGGCGGTGACGCGGCGACCCCGTTCAACACGTCCCTCCCGTCCACGGTGTCGTTCCTCGCCTACCCGGCGGGCTCGGTCGCGGTGGCGCGCCAGGACGTCGTCACCCTGACCAACGTCTACGACGCGGCCAGCCTCGCGGTCAACGAGTACACCGACCTGTTCGCGGAAGAGGGCTTCGCGCCCATCTACCCGTGCCCCGGTCAGCGTCTCTACACCGTGACCGGCTGCACCGGAGGCACCACCGGCGCCCACGTGATCGACTGCACGGACGCGCCGTAACCCACCCCCTGTACAGCCCCCGCCCGTTCGTCGTCCCTGTGACGGGCGGGGGCCCTCAGACAGAAGGGAGGGACCATGGGAAAGATCATCACTAACCGTCAGCTCGTGCCGACACCGCCGACCACGCCCCTGCACTACGGGCTGTTCACGGCTGTGGCGAGCGTGCAGACGATGGACACCCGCCTGATCGCGGCGGGCGGACAGTTCTTCGCCGATCACTGCGGTGACGGCCAGCTGTACAACCAGACCTGTCTCGTCAGCCCCGAGAAGACGTTCGTCGAGGGCTCGGACCTCATGCCGTTCGACCCGTTCTGGACCGTCGCGCGCAAGCGCTGCGGGGCGGTCGGGCGCACGGCCGACGAGATGCGCAACGCGGTCCGGGACCAGCTCCTCACCTCCCAGCAGACGTTGGTGGAGGAGGGCTTCTGGGGTGGCACTGTCGTCCCCGTCGACCCGAACCTCATCGGCCACCCCGGCACCGAACGACCACGTGGACCCGATCGG